GTACTTGCAAGCGGCTTATTATTAATATGCCTCCCCGTCATACTAAGTCAGAGTTTGCTTCTTATCTGCTTCCAGCTTGGTTTTTGGGTCGTTTCCCCCATAAAAAGGTCATTCAGACGTCTCACACAGCTGAATTGGCGGTAGGTTTTGGTCGAAAAGTGCGAAATTTGGTGGATTCCGAGGTTTACAACAATATTTTCCCCAATTTGGCGCTCCAAGCGGACTCAAAAGCGGCTGGCCGGTGGAATACCAGCAAGGGCGGCGACTATTTTGCGATTGGTGTGGGTGGCGCAGTGACCGGTAAGGGCGCTGACGTGCTTATTATTGACGACCCGCACTCAGAACAAGAGGCTGCGATGGCAGCTAGCAACCCCGAGGTGTACGACAAGGTGTATGAGTGGTATACGTCAGGTCCACGTCAGCGTCTGCAGCCGGGCGGGGCGATTGTGATTGTGATGACGCGCTGGGCACAGCGAGATTTGACTGGCCAAGTGCTGAAGTCTGCTGCCCAGAGGTCCGGAGAGGAGTGGGAGGTCATTGAGTTTCCTGCAATCCTGCCTTCAGGCAACCCATTGTGGCCACAGTTTTGGAGTATTGAAGAGCTGTCAGCCCTGCGTGAAGAACTTCCGAATGCAAAGTGGCAAGCGCAATATCAGCAGAATCCTGTCGGTAATGAGTCTGCGATTGTTAAGCGCGATTGGTGGAAATGGTGGGAGAAAGATGATCCCCCAGTGTGCGACTACATCCTCCAGTCGTGGGATACGGCGTTTGAGAAAACCCAGCGTGCTGACTATTCAGCAGGCACGACGTGGGGCATCTTTGCCTGTGAAGAGGACAACTTTGCACCCAACATCATCTTGCTCAATACATATAAGAAGCGTGTTGAGTGGGTCGACTTGAAGCGAGATGTGTACAAAGAGTACCAAGACTACGAGCCCGATGGGATGATTATTGAGAAGAAGGCTACCGGAGCGCCGTTGATCTACGAGCTGCGTGCGATGGGCATACCGGTGCAGGAGTACACGCCAAGCAAGGGCCAAGACAAAATTGCCCGCTTGAACTCAGTCTCAGACATAATTGCTTCTGGAAAAGTGTGGGTTCCTCGAACCCGCTGGGCTGAAGAGTTAGTGGACGAGATCGCAGCGTTCCCATCAGGTGAGCATGATGACTTGGTTGACGCGACAACTCTAGCGCTGATGCGCTTTCGTCAGGGTGGGTTCCTCCGTCTTCCGACCGATGAGCCTGAAGAGATTCAATGGTTTAAGAGCCACCGCCGCGAGCGGTTCTACACAGTGTAAGGATTTATTATGGCAACGAGTTCAATTGACAAAGGTTTGTACGCAGCACCTATGGGCATCGAAGAAGATGAAGAGGGTATGCCTCCCATCGAGATTGAGATTGAAGACCCTGAAGCAGTTCGTATTGGCATGGGTGACATTGAGATTGATCTCATCCCCCGTGATGACGAGACAGGTGGCGAAGACTTTGATGCCAATCTTGCCGACTACGTTGAAGATGGCGTGCTGGACTCTTTGGGTAAAGAGTTGGTTGATGACTTTACCAAAGACATCGGTGACCGCAGAGATTGGATACAAACATACGTTGATGGCTTGAAGCTGTTGGGCTTGAAGTACGAGGACAGGACAGAGCCATGGGCTGGTGCGTGCGGTGTGTTCCACCCGATGCTCACTGAGTCTGTTGTGCGGTTCCAGAGCGAGGGGATCATGGAGACGTTCCCAGCGGCGGGGCCAGTTAAGACGCAGATCCTTGGTAAAGACACACCAGACAAAGAAGAAGCCTCTACTCGCGTGCGTGAGGATATGAACTATCAACTCACTGAAGTGATGCACGAGTACCGCCCCGAGCATGAGAAGCTATTGTGGAACTTGCCCCTTGCAGGATCAGCGTTCAAGAAGGTGTACTACGACCCAAGTAAGGGCCGTCAGATTGCGATGTTTATTCCCGCTGAAGATATCGTTGTGCCATACGGAGCGGCGAGTCTTGAAGCTTCAGAGCGCGTGACTCATGTGATGCGCAAGACAGAGAATGAAGTTTTGAAGTTGCAGGAAGCTGGGTTCTACAGCGACGTGGACTTAGGTGATCCGACAGTTGAGCTTGATGATATTGAGAAACAAAAAGCTGAAGAGATGGGCATGTCAGCACTGCAGGATGAGCGCTTTCGTATCCTCGAGATGCACGTTGATCTTGACCTAGAAGGATACGAGCACAAAGATAAAGATGGCGAGAAGACAGGTATTGCGCTGCCTTACGTTGTGACTGTTGAGAAGGGCACGCAGAAAGTTTTGGCCATCCGCCGCAATTGGTATGAGGGCGACATGCTCCACATCAAGCGCCAGCACTTTGTCCACTATCAATATATACCGGGGTTTGGCTTTTATGGATATGGTCTCATTCACCTTATCGGCGGATATGCGAAGAGCGCGACCATGCTCATCAGGCAGCTCATTGATGCAGGTACGCTCAGTAATTTACCGGGCGGACTCAAGTCAAGAGGGCTACGAATCAAGGGCGACGATACCCCTATCGCACCGGGCGAGTTTCGTGATGTCGACGTACCAAGTGGTTCCATTAGAGACAATATCCTGCCTCTGCCTTACAAGGAACCCAGTCAGGTTCTCTACACACTGTTCCAGAACATTGTGCAAGAGGGTAGGCAGTTTGCATCCGCAGGAGACATGAACGTCAGTGACATGAGCGCGCAAGCACCCGTGGGTACAACACTGGCTATTCTTGAAAGAACACTGAAGGTGATGGGCGCTGTGCAAGCGCGTATGCACTACTCAATGCGTCAAGAGTTCCGTCTCTTAAAAGCGATCATCGCTGACTACACACCAGAAGACTACGACTACGAGCCGATCGAAGGTTCACGCAAAGCGAAGAAGTCTGACTACGACATGGTCGCTGTGATTCCTGTGAGCGATCCAAACGCTGCAACGATGGCGCAGAAGATTGTTCAGTATCAAGCTGCACTTCAGTTAGCACAAACAGCGCCTCAGCTGTATGACTTGCCACTCTTACACCGTCAGATGATTGAGGTGTTGGGCATTAAGAACGCAGCGAAGTTGGTGCCGATTGAAGACGATCAAACACCCACGGACCCAGTGCAAGAGAACCAAAACGTTCTCACTGGCAAACCCGCAAAAGCCTTCATCGAGCAAGACCACGAAGCGCATATCTCTGTGCACACTTCGATGCTGCAGAACCCCAAGATCATGGGTCTCATTCAGCAGACTCCACAAGGTCAGGCGATCGTGGCTGCAATGATGGCGCACATCAACGAGCACTTAGGATTTGCGTATCGCAAAGAAGTTGAGCAAGCTGTTGGTCTCTTGTTGCCTACCGAAGAGCAAGGCAAAAACATGGCTCCAGAAGTTGCAGCGCAGGTTGCACAGCTTTCTGCACAGGCGTCCATGCAGATCACACAAAACGCTCAAGCACAAGCTGCACAGCAACAAGCACAACAGCAAGCACAAGATCCGATGGTGCAGATACAGCAGCAAGAGTTGCAGATCAAGATGCAAGAGCTTCAGCTCAAAGCGCAGAAACAAGCGATGGAAGCGGCGGCCAAAGCAGATCAGATTCGTATCGAAGAGTCTCGCATCGAAGCCCAAAAAGAAATCGCGGCAATGCAAGTTGGCGCAAGTTCCGCCGCTGCGAAAGACAAACTCGAGAAGCAACAGCTTATTGAGGGTACAAGAATTGGCGCTGATGTCGCCAAGCACCGCGCTCAAATGGCAGTCCAGTCTGCACAGAGAGCATCCCAAAAACCTAAGAAGGAGAGAGATTGAGCGACTACAAACTCTTGGCGCACGTCGTCAAAGAAATAAATAAGTTGAAACAAGAGCGAGAAGCCTATGTTGCAGCGGGTAGAGCTGACACCGTAGAAGAGTATCGCCAAGTCTGCGGGGTAATCCGAGGCCTCAACCTCGCAGAGAACATCATTAATGAGCTCGTGCAAAAAATGGAGAAATCTGATGAATGAATTTAACGTCGCTGCCGTGGACTTGTCTGGCATTTTGAACAAACCCGCCGAAGACAAAGCTAAGCAGTTGCCTGACCCACGTACGTTTCACCTCTTATGTGTGGTCCCAGAAGCTATGCAAGAGTATGCAGACAGTGAAGTTGGGATTATCAAATCCAGCCAGTCTATGCACTACGAAGAAGTACTGACCCCAGTGCTGTTTGTGGTCAAAGTTGGCCCAGACGCATACAAAGACACCACTCGTTTCCCCAGTGGACCGAGTTGCAAGGAAGGTGATTTCATCATCTGCCGACCAAATTCAGGCACCCGTCTGAAGATCCATGGCCGTGAATTCCGCATCATCAATGATGACTCGGTTGAAGCAGTTGTGGAAGACCCCCGTGGTATTACACGTGCATCATAAGGAGCTAACGCATGGCACAAGCAGAGTTTAAAGGCGACGAGTTTGAGTTTCCTGATGAAAAGGAAGCTAAGGGTAAACCCGTAGATACACAAGAGGATGACGGCTTTGAGGTAGAAATCGAAGACGATACACCTAAAAAAGATCGTAATCGCAAACCCGACGATACCCCACCCGAAGACCCAACTGAAGAGGAACTTGCCTCTTACGACGAGAAAGTCCAGTCACGTCTGAAGAAATTTACACGTGGCTATCACGACGAACGTAGAGCTAAAGAAGAAGCACTACGCGAGCGCGAGGCTGCGGAAACACTTGCTAAACAGTTGTGGGAACAAAACCGCAAGCTGCAACAGCAGGTGCAAGCTGGCTCAAAAGCATACATTGAGAAAGCAAAATCATCTGCCGAGATGGAATTTGAAAACGCTAAGAAGAAGTACAAAGAGGCTTACGAGTCTGGAGATTCTGATGCGGTAGTAGATGCACAGGCAGAAGTTTCACGTGCAACAATGAATCTTGATAAGGCTCAGCGAATGAAGCCTTTACAAACTCAAGAAAATGATGTACAAATACCACAAAGTGATGCAAATCAGCCAAAAGTATCTCAGCGTGATGAGCGTTGGATGCAGAGAAATACTTGGTTTGGCACCGATCCTGAAATGACAGCTTCCGCCCTCGGGTTGCATCAAAAGCTGACTAGGGAGTTAGGTGAGAACCTTGTAGGCTCTGATGAGTATTACAAACGAGTAGACGCTACAATGCGCCGAAGATTTCCTGAGTATTTTGAAGATGCTCAGAGCGATGAAGAGGATACAACTTCGAAAAAGGTATCAGAACCGGCTTACGAGGATGAACCTCCGCGCCGTGCAACTAAACCCGCTACTGTTGTGGCTCCGGCCTCACGTAGCACTCCGCCTAATCGTATTAGGCTGAAGCAATCCGAAGCAGCGATCGCTCGCCGTCTTGGGGTTCCTTTGGAAGAATACGCTAAACAGGTTGCTCAACTAAAAAGAGGTGAATAATGGATCAAGTACTAACGTCTGGTAAGACACAAAACCGTACTGCTCGTGAAGCAGATTCTCGTCAGGTTGCGATGCACCGCCCAGAAGCGTGGCGTCCTCCGGAAACTCTGCCCAGCCCCGATGAACGTCCGGGTTGGAAGCACCGTTGGGTGCGCACAAGTACTATGGGTACTGCTGATCCAAGCAACATTTCTTCGAAGTTACGCGAAGGATACGAACCCTGTAAAGGTGAAGATTATCCCGAGCTCATGATGCACGCTACCACGGAAGGTCGCTTTAAAGGCAACATTGAAGTGGGCGGTCTGTTGCTCTGCCGTATCCCTGATGAGTTTTTGAAACAGCGGATGGATTATTACTCCAACCAAAACAAAGCTCAGATGGATTCAGTGGACAACAATTTCCTTCGTGAAAGCGATCCTCGGATGCCCCTTTTCTCAGAAAAGAAAACCAAGGTCACTTTCGGTTCTGGTTCTTAAAATTTAGGAGTCTTTTATGGCTTTTCCAACGGTAAACGCCCCTTACGGGCTTAAGCCGATCAATCTGTACGGTGGTACACCCTTCGCGGGCGCTACTCGTCAGTATCAGATTGCTTCTGCTTACGACACTAGCATCTTCTACGGTGACCCCGTCGAGATGATTAACTCTGGCACGATTATCAAGTCTGCCATCACAACCGCCCGTGCAACTGTGACCACATCACAGATCATTGGTGTATTCTTGGGCTGCTCTTACGTTAACGCGCAAGGTCAGACCATTTTTGCTCAGTATTTCCCAGCAAATACAGCAGCGCCTACCGGAACAGTTATTACCGCTTTTGTGTGTAATGACCCCAATACGCTGTTCAAAGCTGTGATTGCTACTGGCGCTACTGCCAACGATGTCACTTCTGGCTTGCTGCCTTCCTCTACTACGCAATTTACCGTTATTGGTACTAACGTAGCATTGGTGCAGAACTCTGGTTTGACTTCAACTGGCAATAGCCGTGTTGCAGTTGCCTCTTCTGCTACTACAGGTACATTGCCTTTGAACGTTGTCGATGTTGTCCCTGAGACTTCATACGTTAACGGTTCAGGTAACGTTGTGTACCCCGAGGTCATCGTTCGTTGGAACTTTGAAATTCATACAACTACTATCGCTTCTGGCGTTTAATCAAGGAGCTAAATCATGGCTATTTCACGCGCACAACTGCTGAAAGAGTTGCTCCCCGGTCTGAACGCTTTGTTCGGTATGGAGTATGCTCGCTACGGCGAAGAGCACAAAGAGATCTACGAAACAGAGACCTCTGAGCGTTCATTTGAAGAAGAGACCAAACTTTCTGGCTTCTCTGCTGCACCTGTTAAGAACGAGGGCTCTGCCATCGCTTATGACAATGCACAAGAAGCATGGTCGACTCGATACACACACGAAACCATTGCCTTGGGTTTCTCAATCACTGAAGAAGCGATTGAAGATAACTTGTACGACAGCTTGTCTGCTCGTTACACCAAGTCTTTGGCTCGTGCCATGGCTTACACCAAGCAAGTTAAGGCTGCTGCAGTCTTGAACAACGGCTTCTCATCTAGCTACCCCGGTGGCGACGGTGTGTCTTTGTTCAATGCAAATCACCCCTTGATCTCTGGTGGCGTCAACAGCAACACTCCTTCTACACAAGCTGACTTGAACGAGACTTCTTTGGAAGCCGCCGTTATTCAAATCGCCGCTTGGACAGACGAGCGTGGTTTGCTGATTGCTGCTAAGCCTAAGAAGTTGATTGTTCCCCCAGCTTTGATGTTCACGGCCAAGCGCCTGTTGGACACTGAGTTGCGTGTGTCTACAGCCGATAACGACATCAATGCTATCAAGCAGATGGGCGCTATCCCTGAAGGCTACACAGTCAACCACTTCTTGACTGACACAAACGGTTGGTTCTTGACCACTGACGTGCCTAACGGTCTGAAGCACTTTGTTCGTTCACCCTTGGCTAACTCCATGGACGGCGACTTCGACACAGGTAACGTTCGCTATAAGGCTCGTGAGCGTTATAGCTTTGGCTGGTCAGACCCACTGGGTATGTTCGGTTCTTCAGGTTCGACCTGATAAAAGCGAAGAGGGGGCCTTGTGCCCCCTTTTCTTTTGGTGTATATTGTATTTAATCCGGGCTTTCCGGTGTTCTGACAGTCCCGGCTGACGACATGCAGACAGAACACCCCAACTTGCATGTAAGGAATAATCATGGCAAATACCACATTCAACGGCCCAGTTCGCTCGCAGAACGGCTTCCAATCTATTTCTATTGACTCTACTACTGGCGCAGTTACTGTTGACGCCACATTAGGCGCAGCTACCAGCGTGACTAGCGTTACGGTTTCTTCTTTTGTTGATCTGCCCGCTATTTTGACTGCCGCACTGCCTACTGCCGCTGCTGGCAATGCTGGCCAAGTTCGCTTGATTAGCGACAATGGTGCAGGTAACAACGAATACTGCCTCGTGATCTCTACTGGCTCTGCTTGGGTTACCGCTGTTGGCGCTGCTCTGAGCTAATCAACCCAAGGGGCTTCGGCCCCGTTTTTAAAGGAGATTGATTATGACGATGCAATATGACGTAAAACAAGGGCATCTAAACCAAAGCGGTTTTTTTGTTCTTGGGCGAAACCGTGTTAAAGGTGTTTCTTTTTATGGTGGCGGTGGAACTTTATCTTTGTTTGATACAACTGTAGCCCCAGTAACTTCAAGCGTAACTTATGGTCGTAGTGGCACAACCGTTACAGTGACAAAAGTTGCGCACGGTCTGTCTACGGGCGATGTTGTTGGCATTCACTTTAACACTGGTACTGGCGGCGCTGCTACTGATGGAAACTACTCCATTACTAGAACAGGCGCAGATACATTTACGCTAGTCGACATCAATACTGGGAACATCACAGCTACTCCAGCAGCAATTTATGTCAGCGGCGCAAATCGTTGGTTACTGACCTACGAAACGCACTCATCAGACGAGTTTCAAAATGCACCCCTTATTCCCGGCGAAGGCGTATTGGCAGCAAATGGAATTTATGCGTACATGAGCGGTATTGACGGAGCTCAGGTTTATTATGGCTAAGAGCGCAGCATGGCAGAGGAAGGAAGGCAAGAACCCCAAGGGTGGCTTGAATGCCAAGGGACGAGCCTCCGCAAAAAAGCAAGGCATGAACTTGAAACCTCCCCAGCCAGAAGGCGGCTCCCGGCGCGACTCTTTTTGTGCGAGGATGGAAGGGATGAAAAAGAAATTGACATCCCCCAAAACCGCCAAAGACCCAGACTCACGCATAAACAAATCACTTAGAGCTTGGAAGTGTTAAAGGATAATCATGGCACGCAATACTCCCTATTACGATGAGTCAAAAGGCGGTGGCGCTGCTTCCGCTGGTGGCGGGGGTCGAAGCGCTGGTAGCATTAAACGTGAGGTTATAGACACAACTAAAGGTTCTAAAAGCCAAAAAGAAGAAGCAGCTCGAGAAAAAGATCTAGCTGCGACTCGTCGTCAAGAAGCGTTAGATAATGCTAAGACTGAGGGTAACAAAACAGAATACCCTTATATTGATCCGACTAGCCGAGGAAGCGTTGCTAAACCTCGTAAAGAAAAACCTAATCTGTTTGAAATGACAGACGCGCAAAGAAACGCATTAACACCCGCTCAATTGCGTAAGTACGGTTCTGACGCTACCTTTAAAAAAGGTGGGTACGTTAAAGCTGCTGATGGCGTTGCTTCACGTGGTAAAACAAAAGGGCGAATGATATGACTCAACATGACACAGCTAAAGCAGTTGCAGATGGCGCAGCAGTCCTAACGACTGTTGGTGTTATGGCCACATGGCTTCCGCCTTTGGCTTCTCTGTTCACTATCGTCTACCTCGGTCTTCGTATCTGGGAGTCTGATACTGTTCGTGAAATAACCAATCGTAAGAAGGCCGAAAATGCCAGCAACGAGTGAAAAGCAAAAGCGGCTCATGGATGCCGCTGCACACAACCCAAAGTTTGCAAAAGCTGCGGGCGTACCAGTATCCGTTGCTAAAGAGTTTAGCGACGAGAGTAAAGGGACGAAGTTTGGTAAAGGGACTCCCAAGTCCCGTGCTGACCTTCAAAAAGTTAATAAACCAAAGACACTTCATGGCAAGATGTCGTTAATGAAAGAAGGTGGTATTGTGGCTACTAGCAAAAACAATGGCATTACCAAAGCCAAAATGGGCGCTGTCAAATCTGGCGGCACTAAAGGTAAAGGCGAGCACGCTGTTCAATCCAAAGGTATCTCAAAAGGTACTATGGTCAAGATGTCTGGTTCTAAACCTCTGGGCATGAAGCGCGGCGGCAAGACCTGCTAAGGAGCACATCATGGGTGCAAGTTCAACTGCCTCTGGCATGAAAAAGTACAAGCCTAGGCGCACGCCCGGGTCTTTGGATGATGTGGTCTACTCAGACACTAAAAAGGCTGCTATGGAAGAGGCCCAAGCTGCCAAAGATACAGCTGCTGCTACCGATGCTTACAACAAAGTTGTAGGTAAAAGAAAAGGCGGCTACGTTAAGGCTGCTGATGGCATTGCTTCACGTGGTAAAACCCGTGGCACTATGGTGATGCGCAGTGGTGGTAAAACTTGTTAATCTAAGGAGTTAATCATGAGAAAACGTTACAACGAAGGCGGTGAAGTGGATGCCGAAGAAGCGGCCAACAAACGTACAGAAGGTATGTTGTCAAATCCTAACGCCAAAGAATTTGGTGATGCTGGCACCTCTGAAGTATCAGAAACCATACCCAAATCTGTTGCTAAACCTAAAGCAGCCGCCAAGCCCGTTGCTAAATCTGCTAAACCTGCTGCTAAAGCCGAACCTGCGCCAAAAGCAGCTTCTACTGACGTAACCAAAATGTCTTTGGCAGAGCGTGCAAAAGCAAGCCGTGACAAGGCTAGAACCGGTAGCGGTACAACAGACACACGTTCAGTTAGCCAGCGTTTACGCTCTGCCTTTGGTATGAAGAATGGCGGCATGACTGCTTCTAAACGCGCAGATGGTATTGCTTCTCGTGGCAAGACCAACTGCAAAATGTATTGAGGTGAACCATGATGTCATCCCGAGGTATGGGCGCAATCCGCCCAAGCAAAATGCCTAATGCGAAACGTAAGGATCGCAGGGATGACACTGACTTCACACAGTATGCTGATGGTGGTAAAGTCAATGCTGCTGGCAATTACACAAAGCCCGGTTTGCGTAAGCGAATCGTGTCCCAAGTAAAAGCCGCAGCAACTCATGGTACTGGAGCAGGCCAATGGTCAGCCCGTAAAGCTCAGCTTGTAGCTAAGAGATACAAGGAAGCTGGCGGGGGGTACAAAGATTGAAAGCGCCTCAGAAATCATTGAAGGACTGGGGTGACCAAAAATGGAGAACCAAAAGTGGTAAAAAATCTTCTGACACGGGTGAGCGATATCTTCCTAGTGCTGCGATTAAAAGTCTCAGTCCTGCTGAGTACGCTGCGACAACGCGTGCGAAACGTGCTGGCAAAAAAGCCGGACAACAATTCGTAAAGCAACCAAAGACGATTGCAAAGAAAACGGCAGGGTTTAGATAATGGCAACAACTTCTGGCGCATCAGGCTTTAATCTCCAACTCGATGAGCTAGTCGAGGAGGCGTTTGAACGCGCCGGAGGTGAACTGCGTACTGGTTATGACCTGCGCACTGCTCGTCGTAGCCTCAACATCATGTTTGCAGATTGGGCCAACCGTGGCATCAACATGTGGACGATGGAGACCGGCACTATTAATTTGGTGCAGGGGCAAAACACTTACGCCCTACCAGACGACACAGTTGATCTGCTAGAGCATGTAATTCGTACGCAAGCTAACCAGCAAAACAATCAAGCTGACCTGACAATTACGCAGATTAGTGTTTCTACGTACGCCACAATCCCTAACAAAATTCAACAAGCCAGACCTATTCAGGTGTGGTTTCAGCGCTACAACGGACAAAATTCCCCCACTGGCTTAACTTTAAGCGGTGCTATCTCATCTACGGTTGACCAGATTACGCTTAGCTCTACGGTTGGTTTACCTGCCTCTGGCTTTGTAAAGATTGACAACGAGATCATTAACTACAGTTACATATCTGGCAATATTTTATTTAACTGTTTCCGTGGCCAACAAAACACAACTGCTGCATCTCACGCAAACAATGCGGCGGTCTACTGGGCACAAGTACCCGCAGTTACCGTTTGGCCCACACCTGATGGCGCTCAACAGTATCAATTTGTGTATTGGAGACTGCGCCGTACGCAAGATGCAGGTAACGCCGTCAACGTGATGGATGTACCGTTTAGGTTTATCCCGTGTATGGCCGCTGGCCTGTCCTACTATCTGGCGTTAAAAGTCGCCGGGGGCGCTGAACGCTTGCCTATATTAAAGCAACAGTATGACGAGACATGGGAGTTGGCCTCAACAGAAGATCGAGAGAAAGCCGCTAGTAGGTTTGTACCCCGTCAGCAGTTTATTGGGGGCACCTGATGGGTAATCGGTTTGCTTCTGGTAAATGGGCAATTGCGCAGTGCGACCGTTGCGATCAACGGTTCAAGTTAAAAGTGTTGCGTAAAGAAATCATCAAGACAAAAACTTATGATTTGCTGGTTTGCCCTGAGTGCTGGGACCCCGATCAACCACAGCTTCAATTGGGTATGTACCCTGTTGACGACCCACAGGCTTTAAGGGATCCCCGTCCTGATAGAAGTTATTATCAGTCTGGGTTAAGCGGGCTGCAGTTGCAAGACGGTGGCTCTACAAGCATAGACCAGAATGGCTTTCCGGAAGGTGGTAGCCGGGTCTTTCAGTGGGGATGGAACCCAGTTGGTGGGGCCAGATTTTTTGACGCTGCTTTAACACCAAATGACTTGGTTTTATTGGCAAAAGTTGGTACAGTAACGATACAAATAGGAGTCTGATATGGACGCAAAGAAAGCACTAAAAGCACACATGGCTAAAGGCATGAAGGCCGCTCATCCCGATGCAGCGGTTAAGAACATGCGAGCTGGTGGCAAGACTAACAGCGACATGCTGAAGATGGGTCGCAACTTGGCTAAAGTTGCTAACCAAAAATCCCCCGGTCGTCGTGGAGGCTAACATGGCTACATACAAGTCACCCAAAATTGTCCCTAGCGTGGTTGTTGGCGAAGAGTCAGCCAAAGAGACAATGCGTAAGGCAAATGTTTCTGTGGCCAACACGCGCAGCCAAGATTACCCACCTACCAAAACTTCTGGTATTAAGATTCGCGGTACTGGCTGCGCTACCAAAGGCTTGATGGCACGAGGCCCAATGGCATGAATTACACCCAACTCAGCGACGCTATTCAAGCGTATACGGAGAACACTGAAGCAAGTTTTATTGCTCAGATACCCGTGTTCGTTCAGCAAGCTGAGCAGCGTATTTACAACACCGTTCAGTTCCCGCCGCTACGCAAGAACGTGACTGGTAGTGTAACGGCGAATAATAAATATCTTGGGTGCCCTAATGATTTTTTAGCGCCATACTCTATGGCGATTATTGACGCAAGTGGTAACTATGAATACCTCTTGAACAAAGACGTGAATTTTATTAGGCAAGCGTATCCACAACCGACAGATACAGCCATGCCTAAATACTACGCATTGTTTGGCCCCCAGTTTAACGCGATGACAGAGTTATCGTTTATTCTTGGCCCCACTCCAGACGCAAGTTATGGGGTTGAACTTCACTACTATTATTACCCAGAGTCTATTGTCACTGCGCAAACTACATGGCTGGGCGATAACTTTGACTCAGTGTTGCTATACGGCTCTTTGGTTGAGGCTTACACCTACATGAAGGGTGAGGCCGACATGCTTCAGTTGTACAACACCAAGTACCAAGAAGCTTTAATATTAGCTAAACGTTTGGGTGATGGTATGGAGCGTCAAGACGCATATCGCTCTGGCCAATACAGACAACAGGTAACTTGATATGGCAATACAACAAACCGCGACTACCAGCTTTAAGACGCAACTGCTTCAAGCAGTTCATAACTTTGGCCCAACAACACCTAATACGTTTAAGATAGCTTTGTACACCGGGGCTGCAAACTTAGGGCCATCAACCACTGCGTACACCGCAAGCAACGAGGTGTCTGGCACTGGGTATACGGCTGGCGGAAACACCTTAATAATTAGCTTATCACCAACAGCTGGAAATAATTCTAGCGGTGTGGCAACGGCTTACGTCTCTTTCAGCAACTCGCAATGGACTACCGCTACGTTTACATGCCGTGGCGCTTTAATCTATAACGACTCAGTTGTTGGTAAACCATCTGTTGCTGTGCTAGACTTTGGCGCAGATAAAACGGTTAGTAACGATACTTTTAACGTTATTTTCCCAACTCCCGATGCAAACAGCGCCATTGTGCGTATTTCTTAACTAGGATCTATTATGAGCACTGAAACATCAAAGGCCCAAGACATCGTGTCCGCTGGGTTAATTACAAACCCCGTAGCCACCGACAGCGTTGGTGCTGGTGGTGTTTACACAGTTACTTGTGTAGGCCCCGATGGTGTAGAAAAATGGTCTGACACGTTCCATAACCTAGTTATGGACGGCGGTATTGCCAACATGAACGGCGTGTACTTTGCTTCTGGCACCCAAACCACTACATGGTATTTGGGTCTGGTAACTGGTCCGGGTTCTGGAACAACTTATGCTGCAGGCGATACGCTGGCGTCACATGCTGGTTGGAATGAAAATACTGACTACACACCCGCCGGTCGTAAGGCTGTAACGTTTGGTGCTGCTACTACGGCAAACCCGTCTGTTATTTCAAACTCCGCTGCTCCTACAACCTTTGCTATTAACGGTACTGCTGTTATTGCTGGCGCGTTCTTGGCTAGCGTGTCTTCTGGCACTTCAGGCATTTTGTTTTCTGCTGGTGACTTTACCGGTGGCGACAAGTCTGTTGCGTCTGGCGACACATTGAACGTGACTTACACATTCTCTCTAACAGCGACCTGATAAGGTATGTTCGGGGATGTAGCCTTTGCCCAAGCACCGTTTGCCTCTCTTGGGGGTAATACGTTTAGCGGCTCTGTCTCTGAAATCTGTTCAATTAATTCAACTCCCGCGGTTGCATCGTATATTGGCGTAGCAACTGCGTCTGAGGCGGCTTCAACGTCCGGTGTCTCTACTGCTCAGGCAGCATTTGTTGCAGCTATTTTAGAAAGTATTTCTTCCGCTTCAACTAACAGCGTTACAGGTACATTTAGTGCAACCGTCCAAGAAGCAGCTACAGCGTTTTCAAATCTTACAAGTTCAGCTACGTTTGCTGCTGTTATTGCTGAAGCCGTATCCGCATTAGATGCTTCTGTTGGTGGGCTTTCAATTTTTGTAAATATTTCAGAAGCTGCTTCAACTGCTTCAACCATCGACCGCACGCTCTCTGTGTCCGCCTCTATTTCTGAAGCAGCTTCTGCTAGCTCTACTATAAGTGCCATTGCAGCAAGAAATGCTAACGTTACCGGCGTACAATTATTTGTATCAATCGGTGAAGTTCTTGTTTGGGCTCAAATAGATGACAGCCAGACTCCAAACTGGCAAAATATACCGACGTAAGGATTTAAGATGGCACTCGTACTAAAAGACCGGGTTAAAGAGACCTCCACCACCGCAGGCACGGGCACGTTAACGTTGGCTGGCGCAGTAGCGGGGTTCCAATCTTTCTCTGCTGTTGGTAACGGTAACACCACGTATTACGCTATTGTTGATGCGGCTACTGGTGATTGGGAAGTTGGCCTTGGTACATACACATCTTCTGGTACTACGCTTTCCCGTACAACAGTGCTGTCTTCTAGCAACGGTGGTTCACTGGTTACTTTTGCGAGCAACGCTAAAGATGTATTTGTTACCTATCCATCTGAAAAATCTGCATATCAAGATGCTGCTGGGGTCATTGCTCAAACGTCTTTTGGCGCGATCACTGCAACATCTGCAGCGCTAACATCTGGCACAATTACCGCGGTTCCTACTAGCAATACAGACATTGTTAACAAACAGTACGCCGACGCTATTGCTTCTGGCATTCACTTCCATGAAGCTGTTGCTCTAGCAACTACCGCAGCCCTGCCAGCAAACACTTACAACAACGGAACGTCCGGAGTAGGCGCAACGCTCACAGGAAATGCTAACGGCGCTTTGTCGGTGGACTCAACGCTTACAATTGTTGCGGAGCGGATACTGGTTAAAAACGAAGCAGCTGGTGCAAACAACGGTGTCTATGTTGTTACTCAAGTTGGCTCTGCCGGAACGCCTTACATCCTGACTCGCGCTACAGATTTTGATACTGTGGGAACTGGAGTTGACCAGATTGACGAAGGTGACTTTTTCTTAGTCACTAGCGGCACTGCTAACGTCAATACTGCTTGGGTACAACAGACTGCTCCTCCCATTACCGTTGGCACAACGGCGATTGTCTTCCAACAATTCTCTGCCCCGATCACCTACACGGCTGGCACAGGACTGAACGAGTCACCAAGCTACACATTTAACATTGCCAACACCACGGTTTCAGCCAATACATACGGCTCAGCTTCTGCTGTTCCTGTGTTTGCGGTTAATGCTCAAGGGCAGCTTACCTCTGTAACCAACACCAATATTGCAATTAACGGCTCCGCTGTTACTGGCGCTATCTCTGGCCAAGCTGGTTCTGTAGCCAACGCTTTGACTGCTGGCACATACCTGACCAGCGCAGGTACATACGATGGCGCTGCGGCCCGTACGTTTGCCGTGGATGCTACGGATGCAAACACAGCTTCCAAAGTGGTGGCACGTGATGCCTCTGGTAACTTTGCGGCGGGAACAATTACAGCGGCTTTAACAGGTAATGCTTCAACAGCTACTGCGGCTACAAATGTAGCTGGCGGCGCGGCGAACCAGATTCCATATAACACTGCCGCTAGTACAACGGCGTTTATTACTGCGCCTACAACGGCCAGTACGTCTTTGACTTGGAACGGCTCAGCTTTTACTTGGGCGAACACAAGCACGGCAACTAACCTTTCTGGTGGTGGCGCATACACAGTTGTGTATCAATCAAGCACTGGAACAACGGCGTATTTGACAAACGGTACGACAGGGCAAGTTTTAACTGCAAACACTAGCGGTGCGCCTACATGGACAACACCTGCTTCTGGCGGTGTTTCTCAAGCTAAAGCTACGGCAATCTCATTGATCTTCGGTCTGTAAGGAACCAACATGGCAAACCCAAATATCTTAGCCGCAACCACGGCGCTTGGCTCAACAACCTACCTAACACCATCAGCAACAACTGCTGTTGTTCTTTTGGCCAACCCTGCTTCTAGCGGCGAAGTCTTCAAGATTAACAGCATTGTGGCGGCTAACGTAAACGGTTCTGCTTCTGTGGCTACCACGGTGTCAATCTACACTAACGGTGCTGTGGCTCAAGGCTCCGCGCCCTCGGGCGGTACGGCGTTCCCTCTGGTGTCTGCTGTACAGGTTCCCGCTAATGCGTCGCTGATCGTAGTGGACAAGACAACGCAGCTTTACTTGCAAGAGGGCACGTCTATTGTTGTAACCTCTGGTACAGCCAGCGGTATCACATACATTATTAGCTACGAAGACATGGTTTAATCGGGCGGTGACATGAGCATTCGCTACCCTGCTGGCCGAATTACTTTATCCATTGATCCGCTTGCGGTTCCGGATGCAGCTACGTCTGTTGTGGCTACGGCTTCTAGTTCTAGTGCGGCGTCAGTGGCGTTTACTGCTCCAGCCAATCCGGGCGTAAGTGCAGTTACCGGCTATTCAGTTGTACAGACCACAGGTGGTACAGTTTTTACTGGGGCGTCTTCGCCAATCTCCGTGACTGGTTTGTCTGCCAGCACGTCCTACACATTCCAAGTGTGGCCCGCAAACGCCGCGGGTGTTGGTCCTGTGGCTATTTCAAATACGGTTACAACATCCGCGGCTGTAACTCAAAAAGCTATATTTGGATTTGGAAGTGGCCCAACAGCTATAACTAATCTTGTATCAAACACCGGTGTGGTTGCAGCAAATACTACAGGTGTAGGTAGTGCGAGGCAAGAATTAGCAGCTGCCGGATATGGTGGCGATAAAGCTATATTTGGTTATGGAACTACTGGTACTGCTACCGCAGTAACTAACCTTGTGTCTAACACTGGCGTTGTTGCAACTGATACGACTGGTGTAGGTACAGCCAGATCAGCCCTCGCCGCTGCCGGTTATGGTGGCGATAAAGCCATATTTGGTTATGGTGATTCAGGCGGGTTTACTCGAGTGTCTATTACCAATCTCGTATCAAGTACCGGAGTGGTTGCAGCAAACACAACGGGCGTAGGTACTGCTAGAGTTGGATTAGCCGCTGCTGGTTATGGTACAGATAAGGCCATATTTGGGTTTGGTTACGATACATTTTATAGCGCTTTAACTAATTTAGTATCAAACACTGGCGTTGTTGCAACAGATACTGCCGGTGTTGGAACTGGTAGATACCAACTCGCAGCTGCTGGCTATGGTACTGATAAAGCCATATTTGGTTACGGTAGAACAGGTTCAGTACAATCAATTACAAATTTGGTTTCCAATACAGGCGTAGTAGCCGCAAATACAACTGGAGTTGGTACTGCTAGAAACTCTCTTGCTGCCGCAGGTTATGGCGCAGATAAAGCCATATTTGGTTATGGTGATTCAGGCGGGGTTTTGTCCATGACAAACTTAGTATCAAACACAGGCGTAGTTGCAACGGATACTGCCGGTGTTGGTACTGCTAGGTCTGGTTTGGCCGCAGCTGGCTACTCATCAACATAAGGCACATAAATGAGCATACGCTATATCGCTGGTCGCATAACGGAGTCGATTAACCCCCTGCGGGTTCCGAATGCCCCTGCCACTGCGACGGCTACAGCTACTGCGGCAACCACTGCGTCTATTGCATTTACGGCTCCAACAGACGTTGGCGGCAGTGCGGTTACAAACTACTTTGCTGTTCAAAATACTGGCGGTACAGTGTTCTCATCGGCAACTTCACCAATCTCCATAACAGGATTGACTGCTAGCACGTCGTACACATTCCAAGTATGGGCACTAAATACATACGGCGTTGGCCCAGTACTGCAGACTAATACGATTACAACATCCGCTGCTGGAACACAAAAAGCTATTTTTGGTTTTGGTAGTGGACCAACAAACATAACTAACCTTGTTTCTAGTACAGGAGTAGTGGCTACAAACACAGCAGGTGTGGGTACTTCAAGGAATCTTTTAGCAGCTACTGGTTATGGTGGAGATAAAGCTATATTTGGTTATGGCGATAGTGGCAGTTTTTCGGGTTTATCCATGACCAACCTTGTGTCAAATACAGGCGTTGTTTCTGCGGATACTACTGGTGTTGGCACCGCTAGATTGGGGCTGGCCGCTGCGGGGTATGGTACAGATAAAGGGATATTTGGTTATGGATTTGCAGGATCAACAGAACGTTCCATGACCAACCTTGTGTCAAATACAGGCGTTGTTGCAACAGATACTACGGGTGTAGGTACTGTTAGGTGGCTATTAGCGGCAGCTGGTTACGGTACGGATAAAGCTATTTTTGGTTTTGGTAGTGCTGTCGGATCTGCATTATCAATCACTAATTTAGTATCAAATACTGGCGTAGTTTCTGTAGATCAGGGAACACTAACTGGCACTGCTAGGCAACAACTTGCCGCCGCTGGTTATGGCGGGGATAAAGCTATTTTTGGTTATGGGGTGGTTGCAGGTCCTACGTTCTATTCTATTACTAATTTAGTTTCTAACACCGGTGTTGTTGCCGCAAATACAACTGGAGTGGGATCGGCTAGAGGTGGAATATCCGCTGCGGCTTATGGAACTGACAAAGCTATTTTTGGTTTTGGAACAACAGGTTCAGTCACCGCAGTTACCAATCTAGTATCAAACACAGGCGTAGTTTCTACTGATACAGCTGGTGTTGGTACAGCCAGACAACAGCTAGCGGCTGCTGGTTATTCTTTCACATAAGGACACATGATGCCAAACTTTGCGGGAGCATGGACATTAAACCAGCAGGCATACGCTAGGGGCCAGAACATTTGGCCAGCTACGCCCAGCGCTCCTACGATTGGTACTGCTACAGCTACAGGCTCATCTACTGCAACCGTGGCATACACTGCAAATGCTACTGGGTATCCTTCATCAGTAACTTATACAGCTACATCTAGCCCCGGTGGGTTGACTGGGACAGGTGCATCCCCCATTACAGTGACTGGATTGTCAGCTTCAACTAGCTACACATTTACCGTAACCGCAACAAACGCAACGGGAAGTTCAACTAGTGCGGCTTCTAACAGTATTACAACATCCGCTGCTGGAACTCAAAGAGCTATTTTTGCTTTTGGTCAGCTTAACAATGGAAACACGACTAACGTAAACAATCTTGTATCAAATACGGGAGTAGTTGCTACGGATGGAACAGCTGCGGGCGGGGCTAGAGCTTACAGGGCGGCGGCTACTTATGGTACAGACAAAGCAATTTTTGGATACGGATATAACAATAGTGGCACTGTAGGTAATTCAATAAATCTTGTTTCTAACACAGGTGTTGTAGCTTCAGACACGGCAGGTGCCGGTACTGCTCGCGCCCCCGCAGCTTGTGGTTATGGGACGGACAAAGCTATTTTTGGTTACGGCGACAATAATGGTGGCGCGTTTTATTCAATGACCAATTTAGTATCAAACACTGGCGTGGTCGCTACAGACACTGCCGGTGTAGGTTCAGCAAGAGATAGACTTTCAGCTACTAGTTACGGCGGCGATAAAGGCATATTTGGTTTTGGACGGTTATCTTCCCTTTCTGATACGGCTATTACCAACCTTGTGTCAAATACAGGCGTAGTGGCTACAAACACTGCCGGCGTGGGTAGCGGTAGAGTTTGGCTGGCTGGTGCTACTTATGGTGGCGATAAGGGCATATTTGGTTTTGGTGGTGGTGTAACTAATGTTACCAATTTGGTATCTAATACAGGCGTAGTGGCAACTGACACAGCTGGTGTAGGAACAGCTAGAAATGCGCTTGCCGCTTCTGGTTATGGCGCAGACAAAGCTATATTTGGATTTGGTACTACTAGTTTTGGAAATACTGCTGCAAACGTATCTACAACTAATTTGGTTTCTAACACAGGGGTGGTCGCAACTAATACTACAGGGGTGGGCACTACTCGAAGCGGTCTATCCGCTGCTGGCTACTCTTCAACATAAGGACACGCAATGCCAAATTACGCAGGTACGTGGACCCTTACCACACAAGGACAAGCTAGGGGCCAAGGCACATGGCCCACCGCTGCCGCTGCTGGAACTCAAAAAGCTATATTTGGTTTTGGGCGGGAGACTAGCTCTGTATCAATAACCAATTTGGTTTCAAATACCGGGGTAGTTGCAGCAGATACAACGGGCGTAGGAACTGCTAGGTGGTCTTTAGCTGGTTCAACTTATGGTACAGATAAAGGCATATTTGGTTATGGAACTCCTGACGGAGGCGCTGAAGTATCAATAACTAATAAGGTATCTAATACAGGCGTAGTTGCTACGGATACGACAGGTGTGGGCACTGCTAGGGTTTTACTTGCAGCTACCGGTTATGGTTCATCGGGCCAAGCTATTTTTGGTTACGGGTCTAGCAGTGGAGCTTTTGTTTCTTTGACCAACTTAGTGTCAAATACAGGCACTGTTTCAACAGACACAACAGGAGTTGGTTTTAATAGAAATGGTCTTGCTGCTGCTGGTTATGGCTCATCTGGCCAAGCTATATTTGGTTATGGTAATAATGGTGGAAATTTTTATTCAATGACCAATTTAGTCTCCAATACTGGCGTTGTTGGAACAGATGTAACGGGGGTAGGTACGGTTAGGTATGGCCTTGCCGCCGCTGGTTATGGCGGGGATAAAGTTATTTTTGGTTACGGTAATAATGGGTCATACGTATCAATGACCAATCTTGTTTCAAACACCGGAGTAGTTGCCGCAGATACCACAGGTGTTGGGACTGCAAGAGGGTTCTTAGCTGCAGCTATTTACGGCAGTGATAAAGCTATATTTGGTTATGGTTTTACTGGTAGTAACGTATCAATGACCAATCTTGTCTCTAACACAGGAGTAGTTGCTACAGACACTACTGGTGTTGGTTCGGCTAGACGAATATTGGCCGCCGCTGGCTACTCGTTAACATAAAGGAAACACATGGCTTCAAACTTAAATTCAGAGTTCAACTATCGCTACCAAGTTATTGGCAGCACCCCTTGGGAAAAAATCAAAACGCTTCAGGGCTTTTTGGTGGGGCGCAAACGCGCTGCTGTTCTTGAGGAAGTTGCGGATTTAAAGCATCAGGCCAAGATTGAAGAAATAAAAAGTTTAAAGGAAGTGCCTGCTTTGCCTCATATTCTGTTGAACTTGCAAGCTGAGCTTATTGAGGCCGAGTCGTTCCTCGAAGACCAGAAACATGCGTTTGAGCTAAACCGCAAAGAGATCCAGATTCTGGAAAAACTGATTGCTGAGCTGTACCTTGAAGTAGAACCAACCCGTTTGAAGCACGAAGATGGCACGCCTTACACAGACGATGAGATGTTTGAGGCCAATGCCAACTACGAGTTTACGGTAACGATTGGCCGAGAAATCCAAGCTGAAATGATTGTCAACGGTAGGCCAAGTCCTGCTAAACTGCTTAACGCAATGAGCAACCCCCAAACACTAGAAATGCTAAAGAGTGTTGGGTTTGTACCCCAAGAAACCGTGCTGCTGAGTACCAAAGATGTCCCTTTGCAACTGAAATAACCAAGGCCCAAACAATGAGTCACTTACCCCTTTGGTACACATCTGAACTGGACAGCGCTACCTGCGATCAAATTATTGCAGAGCTGTCTGGTATTGAGGTACGTGACGCTACGATAGGGTTAGATGGAACAGACAAAGACAAAACTACCCGCAATACCAACGTGCGGTTTGGTGACGCTGACTATTGGCTTGGCGACAGGTTTGAGCAGTTTGCGTTAGAAGCCAACAAGGTTTGTAAATGGGACTACCACATCACGGGGCGTGAGAACGTGCAGTTTGCTGAGTACGGACCAGAGCAGCACTACGCTTGGCACACCGACACCTTCACATTGGCAGGCACTCCAACTGAGCGCAAAATTACCGCCATTTGCCTTCTAAACGACGAGTTTGAGGCGGGTGAGTTCCAAGTGCGGCTGTACAGCGACTACACAGCACCGCTGAAAAAGGGGACAATGATCGCGTTCCCGTCTATTCTTGAACATAGGGTTATCCCTGTGACGTCAGGAATTCGCTACTCGGCTACCATGTGGTTTAACGGGCCACGGTTTCGTTAAAATATTGAAGGACTAAAAATGTCAAGTACTTTTTCCACTCTCAAATTTGAGTTAATTACCACGGGCGAACAGTCAGGTTCGTGGGGGGCGACAACCAACACTAATATTGGTACAGCTATTGAGCAGGCTATGGTAGGCATGGCGACACTGACTTCGGCAAATTTTGCCTCTAACGTCGCTACTTTGACTTTGACAGATACCAACACAGCCCAGAACGCCCGTGCACTGTGTTTAAACATTGAAGCTGGCGCAGTCTCTGCTGCTGGTACGATCAACGTGCCGCTGATTCAGAAGCCTTACATTGTTATTAATAACAGTAGCTTTACAGTTACAGTCAAAGTAAGTGGCCTCACAGGTGTGGCAGTGCCGTCAGGCAAACGTACGGTGGTATATAACAACGGTACAGACGTTGGCAATCAAATTGACTACTTGGCTACTTTGGTCCTTGGCACTCCCTTGCCGATTACTTCTGGTGGCACGGGCACTAGCTCAACAACCTTTGTAAACTTGGCCACCAACGTAACCGGCAATCTTCCAGTCGCTAATTTAAATAGCGGGGCAAGTGCTTCTGGCGCTACATTCTGGCGTGGTGATGGCGTATGGGCTACCCCCGTTGCGGGCACGGGCACGGTGACTTCTGTTGCTGGCGTAGGATCTGCTAACGGTCTTACTTTAGGCGGAACCGTTACATCTTCTGGCAATATAACTCTTACCGGTACCGTGACAGGCGTTAGTTTATCTACTGGTGTAACGGGCAACTTGCCTGTTAGCAATTTAAACAGTGGTACAAGCGCGTCGTCTGGTACTTTCTGGCGCGGTGACGGTGTATGGGCTGCTGGTGTTTCAGGACCTACTGGACCCACTGGACCTACTGGATTAACCGGACCCACTGGACCTACCGGCCCAGCCTCAACTGTACCCGGACCTACTGGACCCACTGGACCTACTGGATTAACCGGACCCACTGGACCTACCGGCCCAGCCTCAACTGTACCCGGACCCACTGGACCCACTGGACCTACCGGCCCAGCCTCAACTGTACCCGGACCCACTGGACCTACTGGACCTACTGGCCCAGCCTCAACTGTACCCGGACCCACCGGACCTACAGGTTTAACTGGACCTACTGGACCCACTGGCCCAGCTTCAACAGTACCCGGACCCACAGGCCCTACCGGACCTACCGGACCTACCGGACCCACAGGCGGATCTAACACTCAAGTTTTGTATAACAGTGGTGGTACGTCTACTGGCTCGGCAAACTTAACTTTTGACGGCACAAACTTAACCTGCGGCGGTAACATCACGGCTTACTCTGACGAAACGCTGAAGATGAACTGGCGCGGATTCCCAGAAGACTTTATTGAGCAGCTTGCGCAAGTGCAGAGCGGTGTGTTTGACCGTGTTGATACCGCTTTAACTCAGGTTGGTGTGGGCGCGGGCTCGTTCCAGAAAGTTATGCCTTACGCAGTTCAAAAGCATAGTGATGGCAAGATGTCGGTGTCTTATGGTAACGCTGCTTTGGCTGCGGTGATTGAGTTGGCCAAGCGTGTCGTGTCTTTGGAAAAGCAGTTAAAAGCCAAGGAGTAAATTATGACGATGCCATCATCGGGGCCTATATCACTAGGCCAAGCAAACACTGAGTTGGGGTTGTCTGCAACTGCGCTTATTTCTATGAATGATGCAGCGGTTCGTACTCTTGCGGGTGTTGGTGGTAGCGGTACGCAGTGGAGTATGAACTCTTTGTATGGCAAATCAGCTGGATTTGCTACTGTATCGCTGGCAACTCTGCCATCTCAATCATTTGCGTTCTATACGGGTGACTTCGCTATTGATATAACACTTATATTATATGCAAACGGTACATGGTCAGTACAAGACGATAGTGGAGAACAAAATTACGGTAACTGGGGAAGCCCTACAACGTCAGGCGCTGGCGGAAATTATTGGGTTCGGTTTACCAGAACATCCTATACCCCGATTGGCGACCCTGAGTTTTCAACCGACACTACAGGCTGGCAAAATTTAGGCGTTTATCGATTGGTAAATGCTTTTACCTCTTTTGACAGCATAAATTCAACAAGTGCTACTTACACAATTCAAATTGCAACGGACAGTGGCGGGTCTAACATTATTGCAACTAGGACAGGCGTTCAGATAAATGCTGTTCCCGGAACACCTCCGTGATGTATGCGATGGTTCTGGTTAGTGCTCATAGGTTGGATGTTTTGGGCACAAGCCAAGTCGCCGTGCTTAGTTACGGACTTTTACGGGCTGAGCTGGATTAACGACCCAACGATGCGCCACATGGAGTTGTCTAGGTGGCTGACGACGAACGGAGACAATTGCAGTTCAGAGCAGTTGGTAGGAATTTGGAACAACCTTGCTCTTTGGGCGGGGGCTTCGGATAGTGCGGAGTTGAGAGCCAAGGTGTTGTATTACTACGCAAGGGCAATGGAAAGGGAAAAGAAATGATTACCTTAAACAAATGGTATCCGTTAGTTCAACCCACCCACACTGCTAGAGAATTGGCTTTTGACAAGGCAGTTGAGAAAGTTCAAGAAGAATACAGGTATGCAATGGAATGTCTTAAACAGGTCAGAAAAACCGAAGACTTGGAGCTTGAGTTGTACGACAAAAGGGCGCGGCAAAACACAATTGAGCTAGGGTCGTTTGAAGACCGCAGACGGTTTCAAATTTTTGTATGAGGACGTATGGTTACAGCTAAAAAAGTACCGGCAAAAACTGCCGTCAAAGCACCGGCCAAAGCACCCGCAAAGGTAGCGCCGGTTAAACGCCGTGTACCTAAGCCAAAGGCAGAAGTTGCACCCAAGCCACAACCCGCCAAAACACCCGCCGACACACTTGGAAAAATCATTGGTTTGATTGAGTGGGTGGACAGCCCGTTTAAACTACTGACGGTTATCTTGCTTTCGTTCTTGGCCTTTGCCGGATACTTTGCTTGGGACTCGCGCCAAGTGATCTTGCAAGCAATCCAGAACCAAGACCACATGCCCCAGCTGGTGAAGCAAGATGACTTGGTTGACCCTGCCAAAAGCTTGATGAAGGATGTAGACGGCTTAGTTGTGCTGGTGCACAAAGCCAACCTTACAACTAACTCACGCACCACGGTACTAGCCATCAATGCTGATGGCTCACGGGAAAAGAAGATTGAGGGCACAGTTACCTCTTTGTTTAACGCAAGCGCAGATAGAAATGCGGCCATGGTTGCCATGCTGAACAATGAAGTGCTCTGTGAAGAATTCAATCCTTCATCTAAGGTGGGGGAGTGGGGAGTTAAACAAGGTGTAAAGTTCATGTGCCGTGGCTCTATCCCGCCTGACCCCGGTAAGTTTGCTGGTTATTTGGCAATTGGTTTTAAAGAAAAGCCTGAAGATATTTCAGCTTTAAAAACCCGCATCAATTTGGCTTCAACTGATATGTCTGATGAATAAGGAGTAAACCATGATTGGACTAGACGCACTTTTAAACGTGGGCGGTAAGCTCATTGACAAGCTGATTCCAGACCCCGAGGCCAAAGCCAAGGCGCAACTGGAACTTCAGAAGATGGCTCAGGACGGTGAGCTGGCTAAGATGGCCAATGAAACCGAACTGTACAAGACTGAGCAGAACAACCTGACCGAGCGCGTAAAAGCTGACATGGGGTCTGACTCTTGGCTGTCTAAAAACATCCGTCCTCTGACGCTAATCTTCTTGCTGTTGGCGTATTCTGGCTTTGCCATTGCCTCAATATTTGAGTACGAAACCCGTGGCGCTTACGTTGAATTGCTGGGACAATGGGGCATGCTCGTGATGTCGTTCTACTTCGGTGGACGCACTATGGAAAAGATTGCAGATAGGATTAAAAAATGAATCTGACACCACATTTCACCCTTGAAGAACTCACGCACACTGACCACAGACAGTATGACAACACCCCCAACGAAGCCGAGCTGGAGAACCTTAAGCGACTCGCCGCCTTCCTTGAGGAAGTCAAATCTGCCTTGGGAGGAAGACCTGTTATGGTTAACTCGGCTTTTAGAAGCAAGCAGGTCAATGACGCTGTGGGTTCTAAAGATACTAGCCAGCATCGCATTGGTTGTGCTGTGGACATCCGAGTACCTCAACTAACCCCTGACGAAGTGGTCAAAACCATCATTGCGTCTGGCCTACCCTATGACCAAGTCATCCGTGAATTTGACCGCTGGACACACGTTAGTATCCCTAACACCCCAGAAACTGCGCCACGAAGACAAGCGTTAATCATCGATAAAACAGGCACACGGCTTTATGCTTGATGCGCACCCAAATTGATGGGAAAATAAGCCATGCCATTACAAAAGATTCTGTTTAAGCCCGGTGTCAATCGGGAGAACACGCGCTACACCACCGAGGGCGGCTGGTATGAGTGCGACAAGGTTCGCTTTCGTCAGGGTAATCCCGAAGTCATTGGTGGCTGGCAGCGCTTTTCTACCAATACTTTTTTAGGTGTTTGCCGTTCTTTGCGCAACTGGGTAACTACCGGCGCGCTTAATCTTATTGGTCTAGGTACAAATTTAAAGTTTTATATTGCTAAAGGCGGAGAGTACTTTGATATTACGCCCATACGCGCTACTTCCACCATTAACAACAACCCATTTGCCACTACAGATGGTTTAACGCTTGTCACTGTTACGGATACTGCGCATGGTGGGGCAACTGACGACTTTGTAACCTTTAGTGGTGCTAGTACGGTTGGCGGCCTAAATTTAAATAACGAGTACCAAATGACGGTACTTACGGCTAACACATACACAATTACTGCGGCAACCGCGGCTACTTCTACAGCTACGGGTGGCGGTGCTTCGGTCGTAGCAGCGTATCAAATTGGTGCTGGCTCTGAAGTACAACAAGCGTTAAATGGTTGGGGCGCTGGCGGTTGGGGAGATAGCCCGTGGGGTTTTGGTATTTCTATTCCGGGTATAAATGCATTGCGAATTTGGAGCCAAGCTAACTTTGGCGACAGTTTGATATTTGGTCATAGACAGGGGGCTATTTATTATTGGGACGCTTCTCTTGGTACAGGAACCCGGGGTGTATTAGTTAGCAGCTTGCCCGGAGCCGACGCTGATGTGCCGATCATTCAGAACTATTTGTTTGTGTCCGACGTTAGCCGCTTTACTTTTGCGTTTGGCTGTAACGACTACGGTAGTTTTACACAAGACCCAATGCTGATTCGTTGGTCTGACCAAGAGTCTTTGGTTGACTGGACGCCTTCAATCACAAATCAAGCGGGTAGCGTACGTTTGTCACATGGCTCAGAAATTGTAGCGGTTGTGCAGACTCGTCAAGAGATTGTGGTGTTTACAGATTCCGCTGTGTATTCTTTGCAATATCTTGGGCCTCCTTTTGTGTGGTCTACCCAATTGCTAGGCGACAACATTTCTATATATAGCCAGAACGCCGCCGTGCTTGCGTCTGGTGTGGTGTATTGGATGGGCGTGGATAAGTTCTATGCCTATGATGGCCGCGTGCAAACACTTAACTGTGACTTGCGCCGTTATGTATTTGAAGACATTAACTTCTCTCAAAACTTGCAGGTGTTTGCGGGTACAAATGAAGGCTTTAATGAAGTTTGGTGGTTCTATTGCAGTGCTAATAGTGAAAACGTAGACCGTTACGTGGTCTACAACTATATAGAAAAAATCTGGTACTACGGCACGATGGCGCGTACGGCTTGGTTAGATTCTGGTTTATTAGATTACCCAATTGCTGCTACATACGACTCTACGCTTGTTAGTCATGAATTTGGGTTAAATGACGTAGCAACAGAAACCCCGTTACCAATCAACGCTTATATTGCATCGTCTGAGTTTGACATTGGGGACGGCCACAACTTTGCGTTTGTGTGGCGCGTGTTGCCTGACTTAACATTTGGTAATTCGCAGCTGTCTCAAACAGGTGCTTCACCACAAGTTACTATGACTTTGCAAGGATTGACAAACTCAGGCTCTGGAGTCACTACTGAGGTAGGCAAGCCCGTGGTTGAAGGCAGTACTTACACCATTACCGAAGAGTTTACAGGGCAAATTTACACGCGCTTTCGTGGGCGTCAAATGATTTTTAAGATTGCTTCAAACCAACTCAATACAACATGGCAGCTTGGCGCTCCTCGTATTGACATCAGACCGGATGGACGACGCTAATGTCTCAAGTAAATGCAACCCCACCAAACCTTCCCCTTGCTCCGGAAGAGTACGACCGCCGCTACCAAGAGCAGTTAAATGCTGTTTTGCGGCTTTACTTTAATCAAATATCTAACCCGGGTCCTCTTGGTGGCGCTTCACTTAATTTAAGCATCAAGACTATGCCGACAACTGCTGATTTTGCAAATCTCAGAACTGGTGATGTATTTGTTGACACCTCCGGGGGCGTGGCAATCAGCTACCCCTTAAGAATCAAAGCATAAGTTGTCTACAGACGGTGCCCATGATATTATCGACCAACCCCCATTTTGAGAGGCAAATATGAGCCTTCATGCAATAGCCAACCACATGGCCTCTAAAGGTAGAGGCGGAGACTCCATGCTCATCCACATGACCCCCGGCGAGGTTGGGGGTCTTCAGGCGTTGGCTTTAAAACATGGTGGTTCACTAACAATTAACCCAGAGACGGGCCTACCTGAAGCCAAGTTTTTAAAGAAGCTTCTTCCAGCACTTATCGGCTTTGGTCTTAATATGTTTGCCCCCGGCCTTGGTTCGGCTGTTGGCGCTGCTTTAGGTACTAGCGCAGCTGTAGGTACAGGTATTGCTGTTGGCGGTTTTGAAACATTGCGCACTGGCAGTTTGAGTAGAGGTTTGTCGGCTGGTTTGGGTGCCTATGGCGGCGCAGGGTTGGCTGGTTCTATGGCTAATGCTGGTGCTGTTGGCGCTGGTGCTGGCGTTGGTGCTGGTGTTCCCGCTGATATGGCGTTTAATTTAGCGGATGCTGGCGTAACGGATGCTGGTATTCAGAGTTTAGGAAACGTAGAAGCAGCAAATCAGGCTGTTCAGGGAATACAGCCGTCTGCATTTGACAAAGTTGGGGCTGGATTTAAAGCCGTTACAAAAGACCCCTCTGCATTTGGACAGTTTGCCAAAGACAACTGGAAGCTAGGACTTGCCGCAGCATCCCCAATTATTGCGGATGCAATGGTTCCAACGTCGACAAAGATGCCTACAGCGCAGTCTACAGGCTACATCCGTCCTTATTCGTTTGACCCAAACACTCAAGCTCTTACTCAGCTACCTCCATATAAAGCTAAGGATGGTGGCTTAATTGCTCTTGCTGGTGGTGGTAATCCTGCCGACGATCCTTATGCTAGATACAACACCTTGTCTGGCCAGTCTAAAGCTGCGTACGATTATTTGATGGGTAATACTGCAAGTTCAGCAGTTGCACCTGTGGCAGCAGTTCAACCCCCTGCCCCAACACCTGCACCTGCGGCTACTACAACTACTACAACACCAGCAAAAAAAGATGATGATTTACCAACTACTAATCCTATGCAGACGACTCCAGTTACAGGCGGTGGTGGCGGTGGCGGTGGTGGCGGTGCTAGCTCCTTTATGGGCACCGCAAGTGTAGGTAATACCTCCGCACCTGTAGATGATGGCTCAGATTTTATTCCAGCTAACCCTAGTGATTTTGGTGCTGTAGATGATGGCTCAGATTTTATTCCAGCTAACCCTAGTGATTTTGGTGCTGTAGATGATGGCTCAGATTTTAT